TTTATTTCCTCAACAACTTTTTCTTTGGTTTGTTTGTTTTGTTGCTTTTTGATTCTCTCTTCACGCTTCGTGCAATACGGAATATTGTATTCGTCGCTCGTGTCAATCATTCCGTCTTTATTAAGCCGAATTTTCTTTTCTCGAATAATCCGACAAACGCCCGATTGTGAATTGAAATTATATTGTTTCTCGAACTCTTCTTTCGTTAAAATCATTATTAAAAATTCCCCGGAGCAATAACGAACGGGGAATTGTTCGCTATTGCTCTAATTTTTTAATTTTTTTGACATTTCTTTCGCTAACCTTTTCTCGGCTTCGTCCACATAAAATTCACCCATTTTCGGAACTATTTTGTCCGTTGCCGGTTTTAACATTGGTCGTTCTTTTAATTTTTGGGCTTTATCTTTGAATGGATAAAGCAACTTCGCCGATTTTCCGGCAATAACTTTTTTGCCCTTTTTATTGATTTTTGTTCCTGTATCTTTGAATTGAAAAATACCGAATTTATGTCCCGATGTTGGCTTGTCGGGAATGAAGTTTATTGTTTTATGGGTATTATGAACAACGGCGATTGCTTGGGCGAATTGTTTCCCTGTGTTGCCTTTTACCGGGTGAGCCGCAATTTGTTCGATTTTTTTAGCGTTTACACGACTAATCAAATTTTCTTTTTGAACAAACTTTTTGTAACTTCCACCACGAGCGAATTTTGTCGCTTTTAAGGTGAATTTTCCTTTTGCTCTTAATGTTGCCCCCTCCTCTTGTTTTTGGAGTTGGTCGGTCGGTTTGTTGTATGTTTTCGCCTGTTGTCCTACATAAGAAGCCATTTTGTCAACGTCTTTTTCTTTGTAAGGGGCTTTTTCATAGTGAACGGATTTCAAAACGATGTTTGATTTTCCTCCACGAATCGTCAAGGAAGATTTAACATTTTTCTTGTAAATAACACTTGTTTCAAACGCCGCCTTTGAAAGAGTTGAACGAACCGTGTCCGGGTAAGCGTATTTTGCAACATTTTTTAAGTTTTCCGTGTACTGTTTTAAATCCTTGTCGTCAACTTCAAACATTTTTTAAAACTCCGTAAATAGTCGCATTTGTGCTTGGGCTTCTTTTAACCGTTCAACACTTTTTTTGAAATATTCCTCGTCCTTTTCAACGGCGATAAAATCAATCCCCAAATTATGACAAGCGACGGCAGTTGTTCCACTACCCGAAAAGAAATCTGCTACTAGAAGCCCCCCCCGCAACTCTCGGAGCGTAATCTCGAAGTATCGCTTCAATGAGTTTTATTGGCTTTTGGGTTGGGTGAATTGCTTTTCCCGTTTCGCCAGTTTTGATAAATCCTGCCCACGGGAACTCGTAACATTTTGCTACTCTATCAAACGAAGTCCACGCCAATTCGCCGTCGGCAAAGTTCGGGACATAAGTATGCTTGTTCCAAAAAATAAAACCTCTTCCGCCAAATTTCCATAAAATCGGGAAATAATTTCCTCCAAATATAATTTGATTTTTAGAAACTCGCAAAATATCTAAAAAGAACTCATCGCTTGGGGTTGAATTATCCCAAGATTTCTTTGTCATTTTAGAATTTGAATGGGGATTGGAAGAGTAAGTTATTCCATAGGGAGGGTCGGTTAAAACTAAATCAATACACTTGTCGGGAAGTTGTTTTAATATTTCCAACGAATCGCCAAGCGTGATTTTATTTTTTAATTTTTCCAAAATCATAAAAGCCCTCGGAATAGTTTCATTTGTGCTTGAACATCTTGAAGCCGTTTAACCGAATCTTCATAATGTTTCAAATTCTTCTCAACGCTGATAAAAGGAATGCCCAAATTATAACAAGCAATAGCAACGCTACCCGAACCCGAAAAACAATCCAAAACAACGCCCTTTGAATCTTTGACATAATAATCTCTCAAAATTCGCTCCATAAGTTTAACGGGCTTTTGGGTCGGGTGAATACGAATTTCTTTGTTCTTCATATCCTCTTGAATCATTCCGTTCCAAACGAACGAATATTTTCTTATTGCCGAGCCAAAAGAAGTCCACGCCAATTCACAATCGGCATAGTTGCCTGTATTTTGTTTATCCCAAACAATCCAACACGGCGAATTTTTATTGATATTTTCAACCATAAAATTTCCGCCGAATATGATTTGATTCTTTGAAATTCGAAACATCTCTTGAAAATAAATCGGGTCGGGAATTTTGTCGTCCCAATCGCTTTTCCCGTAATCTTTAACAACACCTTTATTCGAACTGCCAATCGTTCCACGCCTTGACATCTTTTCGCCATAGGGGGGGTCGGTCAATATTAACTCAATACATTTGTCGGGAAGTTCCCTCATTATATCTAAGCAATCGCCGAGAGTGATTTTGTTTTTTAATTTTTCTAACATTTTAAATTTTTTCCGTTTTAATCGGGCAAACAATTTTCAAACCCGCATCTTCGGTTTCGTCAATGTATCTCGGAACTTGTGAAACGCCGTCCAAAGATTTTCCGTAAACCCAAGGAATTTTTTTTGATTGTTTGCCGTCTGCTTTTGGTTTAAACGGGTTCGGCAAATCAACGCAATCGTATAAAGGCGAACGCCTGTCAAATATTTCGTCGGCTTTTTTACCTCGTACAATTTTTGATTCGTCCCAATCTTGGAATCGTCCGTTTGCTTTTGAATAAAACAAAAATCTCAAAACATAATGCTTACAAACGGGGCAAACGCTCAAAAGCAAAATTTCTCTTTTAATCAAACGCCCGTCGGATAATTTTTTTTTGAAAAATTTGTTGCCGTTTCTCAACTTGAAACATTCAATATATTCGTAACTCTTTGTGCAAGTTTTAACTTCGTAACTACAACAATCCAAGATTACAACACTTTTCATCTCTTCTCCCTGTTTATTGAAAGCGAGAAAATTTTTGAGAGCGTTTGTTTTTATTCAGAAAGGAGGCTCGATTATGTTTGAAAAATCGCATTTATGTTAAGTTTTACGCTTCGCTCTCAAATTCTCGCAACGGAGGACAAAGACAAAAAGACTTCCGTCCCCGTTTGACTCGGTAGCGTTCCCGATTGAACTAACCTGTCAACACATTACACATTACAGAAAATTTTTTACGAATGTAATGGCAAAATTGCGACTATTTTTAAAGCACGAAAAAGGCATGCCGTTTCTGCGTTTGGCATGCCTGTCGATAAATTTTTATAATTTTTAAAATGTAACTCATTTTGTGCGTTTTTGCATTCGTCGTCTGCGTTTCGGTTGGGTCGCAAAATTGCGACTTTTTAAAATTTTTCGCACGTTTTCTATGTGGGCGTTGAGTTTCGCCAATTCTTTATCAACATAAATATTGACAATTTCTTTTGTTGTGTTCACTCCGTACTCTTCTCTAAGTTCCTCATAAACTTTTCTTACAGTTCCCACCGAATACCCAAGAATTGAAGCAATTTCATCGGTTGGAATATTCTGCAACATCAAACTAATAATTTTATCTTTGGTTTCTTTACTAACGCCCATTTTTACCCCTCTTTCGGTTCTTCAACTACTACTTCAAATAATTCGCCGACCGATTCTGAATACAATGCGGCGTTCTCCTCGTTTTGTTTCCTAAAAGTCGGAAACATTATGTCTTTATCGCCAATAAATAGCAACATCATATATTCTTTTTCATTTTCCATAAAATGAAAGCGTTGTCCGTTTGTTGCCGTTTCGTCATACCCGATAAAATCGGGAAACTTGCTCAAAAACTCTCCACCATTTGCCCCCGAAAATACTGCAACCAAACGAGCCGTTTTTTGTCCGTGGAGTTTTCTATAATTTTTGTTGAATTTTATCATTTTTAATTTTGACATATTTCCTCCTTAACCGTAATTAGGTTGTTTATTTGATTTCCGTATTCTCGAACCACTTGAACGGGCAAGAATCCAATAATCCATTTCATAATTGGAATACCTTTTCGGGCGTACATTAACAAAATCTCGTTTTCGTCGTCAATAGCAAGGACGGCTTGTTTGCCCGAATCTAAAAAATGTTGAACCCGAACGGCTTTACTCTCGGCAGGACTTGAAAGGTCGGTTGTCGGTCTGAAACTTATTGAAAAATCTTTTCCATAAATTAAACCGAGTTTCTTTTGTATGAAATTTATTGTTTCAACCTCTATCAATTCACTACGAGCCGTTATAAAATGAATTTTCAGCCCGCCCGAAGCCTTAAAACAAAGATATTTATACAAAGCCAAGTCGATTCCGTTTTTGTCGGCATTCGCCAAACGATTAAAAATGTCGAACGCTTCGTCTTTGGAAACATTTTGACTTTTTACAACGTCCCAAATCCACGCCGAATCAATCAAACACCCGTCCAAGTCGCAAATTATGTATTTTTGTTTTATTTCAGCCATTTAAACACCTCCAAGGGCTTTGAATAGCAAGTAAACTGCAAAGCCTAAAATAAAACCTACTACAAAACTTGCGTACAATTCGGGGAAATTGTCAGCACATTTTTGGTTATATTTATCAGATAAAGACCTATAACAATCAAACCAAAAACGAATTCTTTGATTTAAAAATTCTATTGTTTGACGATAACTTTCATTTTGTTTCTTATATTCGTTGTTTATATCGCTTAATTTTCTTTTTGATTTTGCCATTGTTTCTCCTCTAATTGTTTTCGTAAAATTTTGTTGTTTTCTCGTTCATTTTTGAGATTGTATATAAGGCGATTATTGACTTGTTTTAAGGTTTTGACGAGTTGCCGCAACCACGCAATCTCGGAAATTAAAAGTATTACTTCGGCATCTGTCATTCCTCGCCCTCATTGTTTACCCACTCGTCCGTTTCGTTGATTTCTTGAATATCCTCTTTATAGTTCCCGTCGGAATCCCAAAAGCCAACATCGACGTTTTGGCGTTTGGCTTTTTGTCTGTTCAATTCTTCAACCACATTATGAAGAATTGTTGAAAGTTGTTCTTCATTGAACAAACTCCAATTCATAAAATAAGAAATTTTATCAAAATCAAAACTAAGCAGATCTGCTTGAATTTTTAGCGACCGTCGTCCCATTTCTGCCGAAATCATATTATCAATATTTTTCAACTCTTCGTCGCTAGTCCTTTGAATATACTGTTTTAATGTTTGACTTGGCATAAATCCTCCCATTCGCTTTTTAAGGTTTCAGAAACACCCGTACTCGGAACTTCTTTCAAGGCTTTAAAGTAAAGTTTTTCGATTTTCTCGAAATTTAATAAAGCCTTGCATGCAGTCTTTACTCTGTAAGAACTAACGAGAATTAAATCAATGGATTTCGCCAAAAAGAACAACATTGTCGCAATTCCCAAACCTACGGAAGCCACTACGGAAAATTTTAATAAATACCAATAAATTATTACAAACATTTTGTTTCCTCCTTTTTAGTTGTTTAACCAGTTATTCCAAACAATGCCGGTGAAAAAGCCAATCAAAAAGTAAATCATTCCTCGTCCTCCAAGGCTTTTTCAACTTTTGCTTTAAGCATTCTCATTTTACTGATTAAAACTTTATAAAATGGGCGTATTGGCAAAGGTGGCATTTTTACAACAAGGTTTCTTTTTATATCCTCCAAAACCTTTTCCAATTTTGAAGCCTTTAAATCAAGGCGTTCTAATTCTTCTTTTTGCTCTCTGTCGGCTTCGATAAAACACTCTTTACAAATCCACCCAAACCCCAATTCGGGGTCAGAAACTTCGACAAAAACATTTTTGTTTTTAATTCCGGCTTCTTTGCAATACATACATTCTTTTTCGTCATTCAAAAAATCTTCCGAAGTTTCTTTTCTTGGCTCTACCGTCGGGCATTGTTCGTATAAAGGGGCTTCAACCTTAATTGTCGCCGCAGTTGATTCTTCAATTTTTTCGTTAAGAACGCTCAAAATATAAGAATAAATTTTGCCAAGTTTATGCCCTCCATACATTTCGCCCAAATTTTCCCAACTTGTAACCCTCAAATTAGCGATAAAAGCGGCAGAAACTTCGTCCATTTTCAACGGTTTAACGATTGATTCCGCTTCGGCGTGAATTGTTTCGTGTTGAATTGTTCTGTTGAAGCCAATCCTAGTTTCTGTTTTTATTCTTGACTTTTTGCATTCTTCGTCTGAAATAATCTCGCATGCAAGACAACCGAGCATCTCTCCTGTGTCGGGGTCATATACTGGGTTTAAACGACAACAATCGCCGTCTTTTTTTGAAGCGAATTTATATTCGCAATTTTTATTTTTTGTTTCTTTTTCTTCTTTTTTCTTGTTAAACATTGTTGTTTCTCCTATATGTGTTTTTCTAAAATATCTAAAATCTTTTTTAATGTTGAGAGTTTATTGTTGGTTTCGTTTAGTTGCCAGTTACTCAAACAACCCTCATCGTGTTTCGTTTGTAGTTTGTCAATTCTTTTTTGAAGTTTCAAACATTCATTTTGTAAAATTTCATTTTCTTCGGGGAAGAATTTTACAAGGCTAACTTCAACATCAGTCATACACCCACTGCCACAATGAGGGCATTTGACATATTTTTTAATTGTCGCCATTTACTCTCCTTTTGCTCTTTCGGTATTTACCGAATTTAATTAGTTTGATTTTGTTCTTTACTGCCGAAACACTTCTTGTCGGAATCATTTCGGCAACTTGGCGAATGGTTTTCGTTGAATAATTTTTATAAACAATCTCGAGTTCTTCACTCGTCCATTTTTCGCCGTGTTTTCTCTCTCCTCCCGTAATATTCATTTACGCCACCACCTCGCTTTCAAATTTCATAAAACTAAAAATATGTGCTATTACATCAACCGTCCAACCGTCGCCAATAACTCCGGCGGCTTTGTTACGATTTAAAATTTTCGTGTAACCCTCGGGGAGCGTTTGACAACGCTCCAATTCTGTTTGGTTAAGCCAACGACAAGAATATTTGTCGTTCAAATCTTCAAAAACCAAAGTTCTAAACCCGGTCCCGAAGTATCTTTTCAACATTGATTCTTTGCTAACTTCGGGGCGTGAATCTGATTCAGTAAGACAACGGGCTTTCAATCTATCAGCAAAGCCACTCGTCAAAATACTTTGTAAATATATTTTTTTGTCGTTTGGTTGTGGAATTGCACAAGTCGGAAAACCGAAAAGATTATAATTTTTGTCGCCAATATTCGTCCAATAGTAACGGTTTCTTAATTGAGCCGAAACAAGGCTCGAATTTATATTTACGGGGTAAGTTCCGACGGCTTTTGAAATTGTTTCAAAATCTGCAGACGGCATTTCCACATTTTCAAGTAAAAAATATTTTGGGTTTAATTCTTTTTTTGCTCTTACGTATTCCCAAAACAAAGAACTTTTATTTCCATTCAATCCAAGGCGTGTTTTATGTGCTTGTGATAAATCTTGGCAAGGGCTTCCACCAATAAGCAAATCACACCCCCCCCCCAACAACCGAAGCAAAATCGACGTTTCTCACGTCGCCGAGTTGCTTCGTGTCGGGATAATTAAACATTGTAACTTTTATCGCTTCGGGTTTAATTTCACAAGCGTAGTATTCGGAAATAGGGAATCCAGCTCTTTCAAGAGCGATTCTTCCACAACTTATGCCGTCAAATAAACTTACTACTTTTAAACCCTTTTTCACTATTCCAATTCTCCGAATTTTTCTTTTATTTGTTCATAGCAACAATTCCCGTTGCATTTACCTTTTGCACAACACTTCTCGCAAAAATCTACATCGTCGCCAAAAAGTTCGTCTAATATTGAAAATAATTTTTCAAAGTTTTTCATTTTAAAATAACCTCATTTGTAATCTGCCGTCGCCGATGTCAACCGGTTCGGGAATTTTTATTTTTTCTTGTTGTTCTTTCCATAACTTCCGAGCGTATTCGACCATTCCGTAATAACCATTGACCCATTCGCTATATGGGGGAAGTAAAGGTTCATCGGCTAACGAACCACAACCCCACGCACAAAAATTGGGGCTTCCTGTTACGGAGGTAATTCGCCCACACTTCGGACACCACTTAGACGGCATCGGAAGAATCCTTTATTTTTTGACCGTGGAGGGCAATACTCAAAACATCTGCTTTGAAATTTACTCCGTTTGAATCACCTTTTCCAAGGTACATTTTGCGAACGCCCGACGTTTTCCATTCAACTTCAATAATTCCAAGTTGTTCGTGCAAGTTTGGAATTGTGAACCACGCATGCGAAATTAAAACAAATTCGCCAAAGTCCATATTATTTCCCGAGTTCATTTTATAAGGGAAGAACGGACGTTTTTTGAGTTCTTCAAGGGCTTTTGTTTTGGCATTCAATTCTTGTTGTAATTGGCGATTTTGTTTAACTGTTTCTTCGTGATTATTCAATGACATTTTAATTGAACGTAAACGGTCAATAACTTCTTTATCTTCCCAAAATTCGGGGTTTTGAGGGTTTTCAATATCTGAAACCAAATCATACATTGATTGAGCAACATCTGCCGAAATTATTACTTGAAATACTTTTTCCATTTTTCCTCCTTACTTTTTCTTGTTTTTTGTTTTATTTGAAACTCGTTTACCCTCAACACATTTAAAATCAGTCTTTGGAATAAAAAATTGTATTCCGTAACCTTTAAAGTGAAGAAAACGCCCGTTTCTAACGGCTTTAAATTTTGTAATCGTATAAGTGAAGCGTTGTTTATGTCTAACTTTCCGTTCAACCGTACAAATTATAATTAAGTCGTTATCTCGTAAATATTTAAAAATTTCGTAAGAAACCCCGAAACATTCGTTCATCTGTCTTTTTTCGTCTTTGTGAAACTCGTGAATTTCTGTATTTACATTGGTTTTTCTTAAAATAACTCGGTTCTTTTCAATATCACAAACTAAAACACCGATGCATTGTTTTGGGGCGTATTTTGTAGAACTAAAAAAGCCGCCTTCTTGCAAAACTCGTTCATAATATATCGAAACACACGTTCCATAACTGTTGGCTTCATAAGTCAAACGAAATTCTTTATATTCTTTTGCCGTGATATGTTTTGCTATTTGTAGAGCAACTGGGTAATAAGTGTTTCGCTCAACATTCGGGTCGAATACAACATCACTATACAAATCGAGCATCATTCCGTCGAGTTCTTGAATGACTTGTTCGTTTCTTTGTTCTTCGTTCAACTACACACCCTCTAATCTAAAATTTTTATGTTCAAAATTTACACAAATTGCGTTATTTATATCGGCGAGCCTTGAAACCGTCGCTTCGCCGTAAATTTGTGCTTCTAATTCTTCGAGAGAATGATTCGCTGAAATAACCGTTGGCAATTCGTGTTCCGTTCTGTAATTGGTGATTGAATAAAAAACTTCGCTCAAATATTCAGACGGCTTCACTTTGTCGATGTCGTCCAAAAACAAAACTTCGGCTTTTTTGTAATCGTCAAGAACATTTTTTGCCGTTTTATCGTTTTTTGCTCCGAACGTGGCTTTAATATTGTTCATTAAATCAACCATATTGACGTAGCGGCAACGCAACATATAATCTCGGTTCAACGCTTCGCACAAAATTGACATCAACATTGTTTTTCCTGTCCCGTAATTCCCGAAAAATATTAAGTTCATGCCGGTTAAATAGTTCTTAATTGCGTTTTGGTGATATTTTCGAGCAACCCTCAAAGCGTTCTTTTGTGATTCGTTTGTTGTTCGGTAACAACCAAAACTCATTCCCTCAAATTTTTTCGGAAGAGTTGGGCGAAAATCTTTTACGACTTCGTCCCAACATTTGTTTCGAACTTCAAAAGCACCTCTTAATTGATTAACCTTTTCAGTCGTTTTTTTAAAAAAGCGATTTACAAGGGTAGCTTCGGAGCAGTCGCAATATTCGTTTTTGTTTAAATCTTTGCCACAAAAGGCACATTTTCCGTCTTTCACTCTTACTCCGAATGATTCAATGGTTTGTTTTTGATATTCTTCAACTATATTCACCATTTCTCCGTTCCCTCTTGTCCTAGCCGTTGTAACACCTTGAATACTTGCTACCCTGTACGTCGCTCGCAACATTTTCGTTGCTGATTTCTTGTTTGTTATATTTACCCTCGTAAACTTTGAGAGCGTTTATGTCATTCGCCAAAACCCAGTCAAAAGAGAAAAACGAACTTTTTCTTATAAAAACTGATTTTTCGGCGTTGCGGAAAACTACCTCCCAAAATTCTTTTTGAGGGTTTTCGCTTAATCTTTTTTTTGATTTTTCCTTCCTAGAATTAGTCAATTTTTTTGGTTGTGAAAAATGAATACAAATTTCTTTATACAAGTTGAATAAGCCAATCTCGTTAAAAACAGAATCTTCTGTTTTTAATAAAGACATTTGTTCATTGATTTTAGTATTTAATTTTAATACTTTATTATTAGTATTTATTTGTTCGGGATTTTCCGTTACGGTAAAACCGTATCGGTTTTTCCGCATCGGTTTTACCGCATCGGAAAACCCGTCACGGTGGGAGCCCCTATTTTCGGGCTTTTCTATTTTTAAGTTCGGATTTTCTTCGGGATTTTCATAAAAAGTATAAAAACTTGTGAACGCACCTTTCGAACGACTTTTTTCAACAACTAAAAAACCGTGCTTTTCCAATTCTTCAAGAGCTTTTGTAACACTATCTCGACCGTCTTTTGATAAAGTAACAAGTCCGGCGATTGAATAATCCCAATCATCGGGAAGTGATAAACAAACAGTCAACAATCCTTTCGCTTTCAAAGACATCGTTTTTGTTCGCAAACAAATATTACTAATTGTCGTATAATTATGATTTTTAACTACACGGCATTGTCTGCCGTTGTTTTCTTCTCTCATTTCTTAGGCTACCTTTTATTTTTTATCTACTTATGGTTTTGAATTTCTTGTAATCGGGCTTTGTAACATTTTTCAATATGTTTACGCCCGTAAACTTTTTGAACCCAATTTACGCTCTCTTTCGCCATTGAATATGCCCCTTGGTCTATTATGAAGCCTTGTTTATAAAGCCATTCGGCAAAATCAACACTCTTTTTCTCTCTTCTGATTTTTAAAATTTTATCTAAGTAAACTTCGTATGTTTGTTGAATTAAAAAATCGGTTTTTCTTTTAAAGATTTTTTCTTTTTGGATTTTACGATTTTTAATAAAATTTTGAATTTTCTCAACAAGCGACCTTTTTGGTTTTACGCTTGCGACCATCGGGAAACTTAACACATTCTGCATTTTTCTTCTCCTTTATTTCTTGGGCAGTTTCAGCCAAAAGCATAAAAAATTGCCCCCATAACAAATCACGTTCTTCGTCGGTATAATCCACGTCGTCAAACTGTATAATTACGCCTACGTCCTTTTTAGCCATTTTGTTTCACCTTTGGAAAACAATTTTCAAACAAAGAAAAATCCAAATTTAACAAATCGCAAATTGCGATAAATTCCCACACTTGGAATTTTCTTTTACCACGCATGCAATAAGAAAATATTTGTTGAGGGATACCAATTTTTTCACAAATAAACTTTTGTTGAATTCCTCTTTCTTCTAAAACCCTTTTTACGATTAATTCAGGTTTTTCTAACTCTGCCATTTTAACCTCTTTCTAATTGTTTTAAATAATTAAAATTAGTTTAAATAATTATTACAAAATGCAGTTTACATCAAGAAGTAAAATTTTGTCAAGTATTTTATTTAAAATAATTCATAAAACATTGATTAAAATAATTAAATGCATTATTATAAAGCAGTAGGAGGCTCATTTTATGGAAAATCAAAAAACAGTATGTGTACCCGAAACGATTAAGCGGCAAGTTAAAGAAACTTTACCTAAAAGGTTAAAAGAGTTTCGAAAAAAAGCGGGGCTTACAACCTATGACGTGGGGAAAATGTTAGAAAAAAATCAATCTACGGTTGCTTTATGGGAAACAGGGCGAACAACCCCCGATGTAACTACACTTTTACAACTTTGTAATATTTACAAAATAGCAGATTCAAGTTTTTTCCTTGAATACGCTCCACCTTGCGATTTAAAAGAAATAAGCAAATCAGAGCGAGAACTTATAAAATTATGGAGAAAATCCCCAGACACTGTAAAGGCGGCAATAAAAACATTGTTAAAAAATATTAACAAATAAAATTTTAATTACTAAACAATGACATTTTTATCAAAAAATATAATGGAAAGGGTTAAAAATGGGGCTATTTTTTAGAAAATCAAAAAAAATAGGTTTATTTAGATTAAACACAAGTAAATCGGGGTTTGGATTATCTTTTGGCGTAAAGGGTTGTCGTTTTTCATTAAATCAAAAAGGGATTCAGTTTAATGCCGGAAGTAAAGGGGCTTATTACCGAAAATCGTTAAGTTGGAATAAACTTAAAAATAATAAAACTTCTATTGATGAACAATCCGAACAACCCCAAAAGGAAGTCTTTTTAATAGAAAGAACGGAAGAACAAGAAAAATTTGAAAATAAAATTATTTCAACTTTTTTATTGATTGTCAGCTTAGGGATATTTTCTATTTTAATAAAAGCGTTATTTATATTTTTATGTGTTATTTTGAGTGGCGTTGTATTTAGTTTAAAACTAATAATTACCCACCCTAACAATTTTAAAGAAATGATTAAAAATGCTAAAATAATGAACTCATATAGAAATAATGGGTATGCAGTAGGATACAAAACAACCGAAGAAGAACAAAGACGACTCGAAAAAAAATACAAAGAATACAATTACAGTTACAAAAATTATAAAAAAGGATAAAATATGACGAATAACGCAGTTTTATATACAAGGGTTTCGTCCGACGAACAAAAGAAAACGGGCTTTTCTTTGGATTACCAAGAAAAACAGGGGCGAGAATACGCCAAAAAAAACGGATTAAACATTGTCAAAATATTTTCGGAATCATACACGGCAAAAAAGCCCGGACGACCTCAATTTAATGAAATGATGTCTTATGTGCAAAAACATAAGGTTGAACACCTCATTTTTTTAAAGTCTGACCGGGCTTCAAGAAACGGCGTTGATTCTGCCGCATTGGTTTATATGGCTGAACGGGATATTTACAATATACATTTAATTCAAGATTGTATTTGTTTAAATCGTCGTTCACGTCCTACCGATTTTTTAGTTTTCGAAATGAACAATATTATTGCAAATTTTTATCCTCGTAATTTGTCGGTAGATGTTACAACAAAACTTTTAGAAAAAGCCGAACAAGGTTATTACCCCGAACGACCTCCCATTGGTTATATGAGAAAACCAAATCTTAAAAAAGCGTATTTACAAATTAACCCCGAAAAAGCCCCATTTATCAAAAGAACTTTTGAACTATATTCAACAGGAAATTATTCTTATCAGTCATTAGCGAAGCAACTTCGAGAGGAGGGCTTTTTAATTTCCCCAAGCACAAAATGTGGGAAATCAAACGTGGAAGATATTTTAAACAATCCAATTTATATGGGCGATTTTGTTTTCAAAGGAAAACGCTACTATAACGCCAAGCACGAACCTATTATTTCTCGAGAATTATATTCGGCATGCCAAAAAATCATCGAAGAAAGAACGGGAGCAAGAACGACAAAATATGATTTTGCTTTTTCAAATTTATTAAAATGCTCAAAATGTGGTTGTTATCTCGTTGCAGAACTCAAAAAGAAAAAATATGTTTATTACCATTGTACGGGTAACAGAGGAGGAACGTGTAAATCAAAAAGTTACATAAGAGAAGAAAAAATTGAAAAAGCCGTTCTTGAAACTTTCAAAAAATTTCACCTAGACGAAAATACTCTTCCATTAGCAAAAAGAGCGTTCATAAACCAACTAAAAGAACAAAACGGCTACGTTGAAGAACGAATCGAAAGTTTAGATTCTGAAATTGCAAAAGTTAAAAAGCGTTCCGAAAAATTATTTGAATTGCTTTTGGACGGAAAAGTAAGCAACGAAATATTTGAAAAGAAAACTGCCGAAATAGAAACGACCTTGGATAATTTAATTCTTCAAAGGTCGGCATGCTCAAAAGCAGGCTTAGAACTTTTGAAATATAGCGAAAATCTGTTCGAACTTCTGTCAATGACGACTATGCTTTACTTTGCGATGTCGAATGAGAAAAAACGTCAAATTTTAAAAATGCTATGTTCGAACTTTTACTATGACGGCGAAAACGTAATAATAACAATAAAAAAAGCGTTTCAACCATTGGTCGAAATCGCTAATTTAAAAATGGTGGAGGTTAGGAGATTCGAACTCCTGACCCCC